TAGGTGGTATAGGGAAAGGTGGTAAGAGATGCTAGGTTTGTTCAAAAAGAAAGAAGAAGGTACAGGTGATATCATAATTCTTATCTCTGACCGGGAGATCCGGCAGATGGAAGTTGAAAGAGAGAGTGAACAATCGTTACACGCCGGTGGCCTCACTTTGCCACGGGCAGACGCGGAGGTAAGGTATTTCCCGGCCGGCGGCAGGGCGTTTGTATATGGTTTTACTCAAGATTATTTATCGGAAACAGAAAATATAGCAAACCTTGAGAAGAATACTGTTTTAAGGAACCTATTCGACTATGGAGCAACTTCGAAGGTTGCCAATATTCAATTTTACGTAATGATTGCAGCTCTAATTATCACGGTGTTCTTGTTACGGGGTTAAAGGAGGCGAATTATTTGAGCGGTCAAGGTGGACAGGGTAATGAGCAGGGAGGAAAGTCACTACAAGACATTATGTCAGGTGAACTATTCTCATCCTCTAAAGGTGATCTAGTTGAGACTTTGCGATTTATGGAACGGCATGGGACGCCAATATCAGAGCGCCAAGTTGCTGCAGTGGGACTTTTACGGTCTCTCCAGGGGCGACGCAAGTCAAAAGATTATGAGCCAATCATCCAGACTATGATTGGCATGGCGAAAGATATCACGCCTCCCAATATATTTACAGAAGTGATTGAAAAGATGACCCTGGGTGGATATGTCACCGGAAAAATCCCACTCCGAAAAGTATTCGGTGGTGATAAATAATGTATGTTTGGGTGTTTCAGGGCAACCTTGGAGAGGGAAAGACCTTCGGCATGTCTGTCCTGGCTCATTATTTTGCATCTAAGGCCAGGAGGTCAGGTCTGCCGGTAGATATCTATGCAAATTATGGCCTCAAAGGTGCTAAACCGCTTGTTAATTACAAGGATTTTTATGATGTGGCAAAGTCCCCGAATAGTATTTGTTTGATGGATGAGGCTCATGTGAACCTGGACAGCCGACTTTTCCATAAAGGATCAAATATTTATATGACCCAGTTTTTCTTTTATCTCCGGAAGCTCCATGCCAGCCTATTTATGACTACTCCTAATATAAGAAACTTGGACTCCCGGATTAGGATGCTTACGAACATCTTAGTAGTATGCCGTAAAAATCCCGGTGGGTTTGTATATGAGATATACGATTTTCAAGCGGAAAAATTGTTATCACGAAAATTCCTTCCCAAATACAAAGCCAATGAAATATTTGCGGCTAAAATATATGACACTGACGCGATCATAAGAAATGTTGAGTTCCCAGGGAATGAAAGGGAATTCGACAAATTCTTGACGAGGGTAGTGGAGATCAGGGATGGAATTGATGTCCAGAAAGAACAGGGTGATTACATTGCCTGAAATTGTATATACGGATAAGCCGGAATGGGAACCTCTTGAAAGGGTTGTAGGTGAAAGATGTAAGGAGTTTATGTATATGGGGATGGTACCAATTGGAGAGGTATGGATTTTCCTCTATAAGCACATAAACAACCGCAGGTATCTAAACCTTGACGGCCGGAATGGGGCATACCGTTTTGAAAACGGTACGTATTATCCTGTTTCAGTTAAAGATGCCCTTGATTGGGTGTTCGTGTAATTTCTTCGTCTCATATGCCTTAGGCGCGGAATATGGCCGAGAGCTGGATGAAATAATGCCGGTTTCCGGTCTTGGTATCAACTGAAAATGACTGCGCATAATGCGGCAGGGGTGGTTATAAGTGAGTAAATACATTGAAGTGATTACTAAAGCCAATAAAACATTAACCAAGAAAAATGAAATGCTTGTTGCAGAGAATAAGTCATTTTGAGAACAGATACCTTTACTTCAGTTGGAAATTGGACATCATTCTTAAAAGACAGAGGTGCAAATATTATCAATACTGTAATTCATTGGGGCAGTATTTAGGCAGTATAATATTTTCGCTTAATAATTCGCTTGATGAATAGTTGCAGAAATAAGGAAAGGATTCAACTAACTAATGAAAGAGTTTCTAACCACATTAGGGGGGGGAACCGCACGGGCCTACGCTGAAGACCTGGCTGATTTTTCCCGGTGGTTTGAAGGTACCAACGGCCAGGACGTTACCCCGGCTCTGGTTACTACTGTGGACCTCCGGGAATATCAATCCCATATGTTAACCGTCCGGGGCTTGAAACCAGCTACTATAAACCGCCGTATGGCTGCAATACGGGCCTGGCTTCGGTGGGCAAAGGGTGCTGGCGTTATACAGGACTTGCCCCGGTTTCCCCATCAGGCCAGCATACCCAGGGGAGCTCCTAAAGCACTGGATAAGCTTGAAGAAGCACGTTTCCTTCGGGCTGTAGAGAGAGAAGGTAATGGTCGGGATAGTGCTCTTATTGCGCTTATGCTCTACGCTGGCCTAAGAGTAGGAGAAGTGGTTATGTTGCAGCGTGAAGATGTAGAAATAAGTGAAAGGAAAGGTAGGGTGATTGTCAGGGCCGGAAAGGGAATGAAACATCGAGCTGTACCCCTTTGCCTGGAGTCCAGGAACATGGTTCGCCCCTGGTTGCTAAAGGTTACAAAGAAGTGGGTTTTCCCCGGCCGTAGTGAACACCTTAGTGTTAGGGCGGCTCAAGATGTAATTAAAAAATATGCTTACTTGGCGCATCTTGAAGGAGTGACCCCGCACACTTTACGCCATACCTTTGCTACCAGGTTGCTCCGGGCGGGAAAAGATATTGTGATAGTAGCAACCTTACTGGGGCATTCCAGACTAGATACAACGGCACGCTATACTAGGCCGGGGTGGACGGATTTAGAAAGGGCGGTGGAAAATGAGAATTGGAGATAAGGAATATAATTTTCTAAACAGGCGAATAAAAGTAGATTGGCCGGTTGTAGTTACTCAAAACAAGGGTTTATTTGTGGTTGAAAAAGATTATCAGTTCCCAGGCGGGTTTTACGTGCGTCATAAAAATACCCCATATTATTTAACAGGAAGCAGGCGCGATATAGAATATATGGTAGAAAACGCTCTGGCAGCTTTGGAAATGAACACAGGACCTATCATATTAGCTACTGAAGAGGAAGCCGAAAAAATATCTGCTATGACTAAGCCAGTCATGGAATTATTAGCTACAAAACTGCCAGGAAACAACGAATGGTATCTTAACCTATTGTGGAGAACATTTAATAATTTGACGGTCCATCCAAGGGCAATCCCTATTTAGCATGGATAAAGAAAGAAGGCCCCCGGCTTAGTCTGGGGGATTTTTCATTTCTTCCGATATTTCCTAAGGATGAATCAATATTGACATACTCGAAGTTGGTTTTTAATGAGTAAGAGCACAACTGCGGCGCCGGAGGAAACTAAATAAGCAGACATACAAAGGCCTCGCTCTCTGGAGCGGGGTCTTTTTGTGTCCTATTAGGAAAAACCCAAAAAAGTTGATAAATATGTATTATTAAGTACAAGCACTAGAAAAAACGGGGAGGCCAGCCCCCGTTTTCCTTTTGTCTTGATTGCTAAGGTATATGCAAGGGAGGATATGAGTGGCCGGGAGAGAGGGAGGAGCAAGTCTTCATCATGCTCAACCTGGTGCCCAAAATGGTGCCCGTGGTGCCGGTTTTGGAGTATATTTTGTTCCTTGCAGTCCATGTAGTAAAAGCGATAAAATCAGTAATACCAAAGGATTGCAGTATTTCGGACACACTGGCAAAATTGTCTCCGTCAGCTTCCCAAGCTGAGGGTTGCGGGTTCGATCCCCGTCACCCGCTCCAGTAAAATCAAGCCCTCAGAGGACTTACTTAATCCTTCTGAGGGTTTTTTGGTGCCCATTTGGTGCCCGAGGTGTATCTTTTTTGATCTCGGTCACTAAAATATCATCTAGTTTATCAACCGCCTGTCGCTTCATTTTCTCCATGACGTGAGTATAAATATCCGCTGTCGTCCCGAGTTTTGCATGTCCTAATAACTCCTGGATGGTCCGCAAATCCTCACCCAATTCTAAGAGCCTGGTTGCAAAGGTATGCCTGAGCCCATGCAGGGTAATATCCTGCAGCCCTAACTTTTCCCGTAATTCCTCAAAGGCCCGGCTAAAGTTCCTGGGCCAAATATAGGTGCCTGCATTGCTTGGGAATACCAGCCCGTCCTCTTTAAATATGCCTTCCTCTATTTGTTTTTCCTGGCGCCGCAATAAAAACGTTTTTACCAGTCCAGGCAGGGGGACAGTCCTTTTGCCTTTTTTCGTTTTTGGCTCCTGTGCTATGATGCCAATCCCCTTGACGCTAACAATGCCCCGGCGCACAAACAGTATGCCATCATGCAGGTTTATATCATCCCAATGGAGTCCAAGGACCTCACCACGACGCAGGCCGGTGCCCAGCATGGTTGCAAAGGCCGCCCCAAGCGGGTGTTCCAACAGGGCATTTAAAAGCCTGCCCTGCTCTTCTGTTGTCATAACCCTGATTTCTTTATATTTCAGCGGGGGCCTGGTGGTAGCTTCTGCCGGGTTGTGAGTAATAAGCCTGTTTCTAACTGCCTGCTTGAGTGCTCCATTTATGAGCTGGTGGACCTGGTGGACGGCGCGGGGGGATTTATTAGCTTCAACCAGGGAATTGTATAACCTCTGCAGGTGCTCCGGTCTTAGTTTCTGTAGCGCCACAGCGCCCACAGAAGGCTTTATAAAATGGTCTGCGTAGTAAGTGTACAGTTCATATGTCCTGGGACGCAGGACAGGCTTTTTGTATTCCTGTAGCCATTCATCCATCCATTCTGATACAGTAATTTTTGATATATCAACATGGGTGCCCTGCTCCAGCTCAGCTATAAGCATTGCCATGATGTCCTTGGCCTCAGACTCCCGGCCGGTGTGGTACCTGACGATGCGTTTCCGCTTGCCGGTTACCAGGTCTCTGCCGGCTTCGACGACTATTCTCCAGCGGTTTTTTGTGTTTTTTACTTTTGTTACATGCCCCGGCAAGAGTATCAT